ATACATCACGAAGCACTATTAGAAACAATCTATGAGGAAGTATTAGAAGAATATCCTCAATTTGATGAAGAACAATGCGAGTCTATTGCTTATGCAAGGTTTGAAGATTTATGCCAATAGTGTATAGATCTATCAACAATATGTCAGGGTTGTGGTTACACGCCCCGATTTTTTTACCTTCTAAATAACATCAAATGGACGTAATCATCACTCCTGATTTAGAACAACTCTACGCAAATCACACTATGCCAGTATATCGAGACTACGAGATTACAATCAATTTAAATGAGTTAGTAGAGCATACTATCCCTCTATGTGATGTCAGACATCCTGACCATTGTTTAACATCAGAGCAGATAGATGAGGTTGCTCATGATTTACGAGGTAGTCTTAATTTCGACCCTATCTTTAAACAAGCAAGAGAGATTATCTCTGAGTATGTTAAAAAGAGTGGTGAGGAATTGCCAGATGATAGTAACACTAACTACTCGACAGATTTGCACTATAAGTAAATGCACCCCATCCTAATCCCTTGGAACATATTAACAACTGGATGGGATAGTTACGCTCACCAATTTAACACAAACGACACCATGACTTACCTTGATTTGTTAACAGAATTACAATCATTTTCGGATGATATGTTATTACAAGATGCCCTATGTTGGGATGAAGATTGTGTGGCAGTTGTGCCAGTAAGAAGATTTTGTAGGTTAAAAGATGACCCAGAGAATAACATTCATGGAGAGATATCTGGTGACCTACGTTATTACATACACATCTAATCATGCAGTATAAAGTATATGACAACTCAGACAAATTACATGGTACGTTTGAAACAGTTAGTGACCTAGAATTGTACATGGACGGTGTTAGAAACTCTAGGGGAGATAGATATAAAGATCTCCCACGTTTTTCATGCTTTGATTATATCAAATCAATCGGATGGTTTTGGGACATTGTTGACAATCACTGAGGGTAATTACATGCGTTTCAATGAGTTTAAGAAGGGACAAATCGTACGCTGGAATGATGAACAAGGAGAGGTTAATTTCATTGACAAAATGTATATAACTATCACGTTGAGAAGGTGGAAAAAGTCACCCGAATTAGCATTAGGTAGTTGTAACCCATATGGAGAAGTTAACCTCTTATGTAATAACAAGTATTGGAAAGATGTCCACCTGTTAAATGTTACGGAAGCACCTACAGATGGTGCCGCTATGTATAAATCACAAGAGGGAAGATATGGAGATGTACAATGACAATTAACAAGAAGGATTACAGTCACTACGATGTTACTCACGGAGAACAATTGCATTATGTGTTTATTACTTTAAAGGAGTTAATCATCATACAGTGGGAGTACATCAGAGAGAACAGATTATGGGTCACTAAATGATACTTTTCCACAGGTAATCGTGTTTTTGTGGAAAACAATTAAATGGTTAAATAAACTAGGTTAAGTGTTAGTTAACTGTGGAAAACCTGTGGAGAAAATGTAGTCTTAGCACGTAATCTACCGACTGTCAAGTATATCGGAGATAGCACACATTTCTTGACAGATTATAACAAATGGTGCTATAATTACCTTGAGAGGTAACAGAAACCCATGACAGATCTTTGCCCTTAAGTAACACTTAGGGTGTGACAGTAGACAAAGTGGCACACAGGTTGTTGTAAGCACCCTCTGAGGGGTTATAATAAGAGAGTAACAAACAAAGGATTAATCCTAAATGAAACTAACACCTATCGCTGCTAATCAGAACGAAGTTACTATTAACGACGGAACACAAATCTTCTTCAGTTATAGAACACCAGTTGCAGCATATTTACCTTCTGAAGGTTATGTTAGAACATCTAAATTCTGGTCTGTAACAACATCTAGGCACATCAATAAGTGGTTAGGAAGTGTTACAAACGTCACAGAGATTGAGCAGTCAGTTCTTGACAATCTAGCAGCATAATGTTAGAATGGGAGTGTTAACCAAGCACTCCCTTTTTCATGCCTATGTAACACTCAGGACAGTTAAATAGGTTATTAAATGTAAAGAACTCCGCCCAAATCGCAGTGTTCATGGGGGTTCTCGGTCTTGATGGGGGCCGTTATATTAAAAAGCAAACTACCCTAACCTACAAAGGTTCCCAAGAGCAAGTGATATATAAAAATATTTAAAAAATTTTCCCAGTACAAAAACATGACTCCAGAGTTTTTCCAAGATTATCAAGATGACAGAACATGGTGCTTAGAGCAATTGATACGCAAAGAAGGGCACTTAGAAACTCGGATGTATGCTTGTGCAGACCATGCCCTAACAGAAGGTATATCCAAAGATTTGAAGGAACTATATACCTTATGGGAAAGATGGAAGAATAGTACACCTGATCCAAATACACAAATTAATCGCTTATGAAATATGTCCAAGAGATTTACAATAAACGTAGAAGAGGATGAATATGGAGATCTCTTCATGTATATCCCAGAAGAGGTATACTCCGAACTAAATTGGGAGGTTGGAGAAGTGCTAAATTATAGTATAGATGAAAACTCACTTAAATTATTAAAAGATGACTGAAGAATCACCATTTCTCACTGGGGACAATCCTACAGAACTTGACAAACAAGATGATGAAGAATATCAAGCACACTTAAAAGCAGCAAAAGAGGAGATGGGAACTCCTTATGATAGTCAATTAACAGAAGAAGACCTACCTCCAGATCTGGATAAGATACAGAAGGGTGGTATAGGCACAGCAATGGAATTAGATAAGAGAGAACAAATTGATGATTTCTTGGATGACCTTATGAAAGGATCTGCTAGAGTAGACGTTCCTATACCTAATAGTACAGAAGGTGATGAAATAGATTGGGAATGGATTAAGTACTGTCTAGATGACAACCAAGAAGCACACGTTGCTCTTAACCAATGTATCGAAGTACTTCATAAACGTCTAGAGGGTATGGAGAAGTATCTTGGTGAAATGGAGAGACCTGAAAGAATATTACAAGAGTTTTTAATCAGTAATGAAGGTACTAAACAGTTTATGACATTGGAAGAGAATTTCAATGCTTTACATAGTAAGATGGATTCATTTGAAGCAAGACTTGATGGAGTAATTCAGTCAAGGGTGATTGGTATGGAACAGCAATTTCAAGGTTTAAGTTTCCTTATAGGAGCAATAAACAAGAGATTGGATTCACTAGAAGGTAAGACAGATGGGGTGCAACCCACAGAATGATTGTAGTTCCAATTCCTGTGAAAGGTTTGAACCTGGAACAGGAGAAGGAGTTACTCTTGTAGAATTTAAAGAATATCCAACTAATGCGATAAGGGGAGGAGCGTATAACATCCCTGGAAGAGATGGGTCTACAGTAATGTACCCATCTATCGCATTGAGTGGAAGTAGTGTAGCGAATTGTGGTAAGTATACTAAGTCAGCATGTGGTGAGACGTTATATTTCGATTATTACCCAGAGGGTCTATCATATGACCACGGTTTCTCAGATACATGGTTCTCCTATCTGTATGACACCTCAAACGATGCAGGTGTAGTAGGCACTCCTTGCTACCATATAGAGACTGAGAACGTCACAAACACTCAAACAGGTGCAAGTTCATCTACAGACACTTGCTACCCTTGTGGGGCGTTTTCATGCACCCCTGCGACAACCACATTAACTTATGATGTACCTGGTGCTGCTGAATGTGGGTGTGCCGACCCCGACTGCCCTCATCCAACTCTATTTTCAATAGGAACCCTTAGTAAGAAGGTTGTATTCAGTTATAACTCGCTTTCAACCACGTTACCTAATGGAGTTTCTGATTTTGAGGTCTCTGACGACGGAACCACATGGACTGACGTATGGAACGAGAACACTGTAGTCGGTACAGAGTACGTTTCTGGTGATAATCCTTATATGGCAGGGGATGAGTTCTTTGATGACTTTAAAATCTTTACCCTAAATTCGGGAGCGTCCACAGGTTTCAGTGTAAAGGCAAGAATTAAGGCAGTATATGACGATAGTGGGGCAACCACAACATTCTCAGGTACCTCGTGGACTATTTCAGAGATCTTATCACCAGGAGTAGGGTATAGTGCTGGTCAAACGTTTACCTTAGAGTATACTCACACTCACCCTGATAATAGTACCTCCGTACTAAACTTAAATTTAAAAGTAAAGACAGTACAAGCGTACCAAGCAACAGAAGGGCAAGAAGGATTCGATGTTTTACGTTCTGGTGATACTATTAATGGACATACAGTTAAGAGGGTATTTCACACTGATTTAGACAATTTTCCTTACCATATTGCCTATATTGATGGAAATGGGAGCAGTTTTGCTAAAGAAACGCAGTATACTAGCAATAGATCGCACGTTATTACGGTAAAAGCTGGTTATATGGTGCCAGATAGGGCAATTTTAGTCGGATTTTACGAATTTTTGGACAAATCAGTGCAATATGTACCTGCAGACGTTGATCAAAACGCTCCAGACACATATAATCTACTTGTGCCACCTGTTATTGATGTGACCATTACGAATGGTATTTTGACTGGTGTTACATTAGTAGATGGTGGGTCTGGATGGAACCAATACGGTAGAGAACCAGATCTTATAGTACCTCCACCCTATGCTGTTAGTGGAACACAGGCAGAACTTAAGCCAGCATGGACTAATGGAGTGCTTACTGCAGTCAAGGTTAGTCGTGGAGGGTCTGGATATACTCAAACACCTCTACCACGACCATATGTGCAGAACATTTATAAGGAAGAGATTGATAGAATACAGAATGCAGCGTATAGAGATACTGATGTTAGTGATTTTCAGAACATTCTTAACTCAATACCTGGTGGAACGGATACCGAGATGCTTAATAAGGTAGCAGATTGTTGGTTACGGCACCCTAGAGAACAAGCCGAGGTCAATTATGCACCAAGAATCACTCTAAAACAAGACCCAGATCTGAATAGAGTGCAAAAAGTACCTCAATATCACTATAAGAGTACAACTATGGAGGAATTTGACGCAAGATTCGCAGTTAATTACTCATTAGTGCATGTAGGTGACATATATCCCGCCTGGTTTGGTGATGTATTGGTGCATGAAAAGGATCGTAACAAAGAAATGCGGTTACAAGACATAGAAGATATAACACAAGCGTCAGTTCCTGCGTATGCTGTTAACCGTGAACGCATGGTTACCACTGTACAAGGGCGTTTTAGCGGTTTACCTCATGCTTCTAACTACACTAAATACCATATGCGTCAATATAGAGCTGATGCAACCAAGAAAGTAGACATTAATGTCGCATTATCATGCACACCTGTTAATACTGGGTGTGGACATATAGGATGTAGTGCTCCTAATACAGGTAATGTTGATAATACTAGCGGAAATACCGTTACTACATACACTATGTCACCGCTTCTTGGATCTGGATGTCAAACATGGAATGCTACTGGAACGCTACCTATGTACAATTCTTTGACAAAATCTGCTAATGTCTGGAAGGACGCAATTACAGAGTACGGCAATCCATTTAATACGGGAGAATATCTACCATGACTACTCAATCTATAGCAACATATAATGGAAGTTGTACTGGACACGGTACTTCTTTACCTTCAATACATCATCCTGGGTTTGGTGGAGGCACTCTTTCTAATTGTCCTCATTCTCCTACGGATAGTAGTATTGTTGCAAAGACAGTTGATGAGATGGATCCTACAACTTGGTGGCCACCAGAAAGACAGTTACCTGATTCATCTACCCAGGTGACAAATGTAGTAATTAATGGTAAAATACCAATACTAGATGGTGATGAGTTAATACCTCATTCCACACCTACTATGCATACTACTAAGTCTGCAAATGAGGATTGCACTAATACAGAGCAAACCCCAGCTTATCATTGCGTTATAGGTACTGCAGCAGGTCGTGAACCAGCTACAGGACACAAACGTAAAGCATATGCCACATCAAAGTCCGTTAGAATTAACGGTAAGTACGTGGCAAGAGTAGGTGACCCTTTGGGTAACGGAACTACTGAATATCCCTGTAAGTCTGTAATTGCAGGTAGTAGTGCAAATGTATACATTGGAATTTAATTATGGCAAAAGCAAGCGGTGCATGGAATGATTCGGGTGATTACATCCCATCAAAACCTAAGAAAACCCGTCAAGGTAAGTCTCAAAACACTAAAGTAAGTGCTACTTCCCGTAACGTTAAAGCGAAGAAGTATAGAGGTCAAGGACGTTAATGGAAACAAACCCTCAACCTTACGAATACATAGACACTGCTAGGAGAACTCCTACGGATTGGGAGTTTGTTACCGCAGTAACACCTCCTGTAGGAGGATGGTTAGAGGTTGATTTACAACCTCACCAAGTTGACCACATTTGGAAGTGTATTGAACAGAAAGGAACAACTCACACTAGAACTTTAGTAGGTCATATAGATAACAGTTACAAATTAGAGGATATTGATAATATCTTTTGGGATACTACATTATATCCATTATGTAATAAATTTGCTGATACTTACGACAATATGGGTCGTCATGTACCTGTTGAGGGGAAACATCCATATTATTTGAATAATTGGTGGGTAAATTACCAAAAACAACATGAATTCAATCCTGTACACAACCATGCTGGTGTTTATAGTTTTGTTGCTTGGTTAAAGATTCCCACAGATTCAACAGAACAGAATAATCTTCCTATTGGACAGAATAGAAATGGTAATGTAATATCTGACTTTGAATTCGTTTTTACGGATATGGCAGGTAAGGTTCAGGGATATCTTTATAAAATGGATAAGTCCCGTGAAAATACACTATTACTATTCCCATCTGGTTTAAAACATACGGTATATCCATTTTATAATTGTCCTGATGATAGAATTAGTATATCTGGAAACATATTTCTTGATACTAAAACGGATTTCTATGAGACTCCTCCCATTTTAGGAAGTATTAGTCATAGAGAGCCTGAACTTGAAGAATATAGAACGACAGATCTCAATCGTGTTGTTGATTTCAATGGTGAACAGCAAGTACAATTTAAACGAGAGATACATGGAAAAGTACCTTCTGGTAGAGATATATCTCAGTGTATAACATATGCACATGAGGTTGAGATTAAAGGTAAAGAACCAAAGGAAGTTACACCTATAGTTTCCTCATTTCAACCAAAAATGTCATATAGTTCAAAGGCATTTGCTCATACTGATGAAATAAGCATTGAACAACCAGATTTTGATAAGTATTTTAGCCCTGATAAAGACCGTAGAGGAAACACCCCATTAGGAGGAGGGAAGAAAGAAATGCCACTTAACTATGAACCATTCCTTGATGAATGGGAATATCCATTTTGGGCAAGAGATAATAAAGGAATGATGGAGTGGATTGATAACGAACCATTATTTGAATTTAGACCACAAGCGTGTAAAGCTCATATGACTCGTTGGGATGCACACGTTCAATGTCCTGAAGTGGAGAAGTTGTGGAATTGGATGCGTTTAGTCCTATTTCCTGAAAATTACCATAGTGCAGTTAATGGACTGTATCCAGTTAATGCGGAGATCTGGGGTGTTAGATATGATAAAGGTACAAGAATTGATTGGCATAATCATAGAACTTCTACACGTTCCTTTGCATATTACATTAATTGCCCAGAAGGTAGTCCACCACTGATGTTTAAAGATGATAATGTAGAAATTGAACCAGCTGAAGGTAAATTGATTCTATTTGATGGCAGAATGAGTCATAAAGTACCAGAAACACCTGTTGATGGTAGATACGTTCTTTCAGGTAATTTATTTTTTGAATAATTATGACAACACTACAAGAAGGTCCATTTTCCTTACAATTGAAGATGGGTACAAAAAAGGCTCACACTATGGCAGAGAATACTACCTTTGTCAAACAATTTCTTAAGGGAGTTGTTAATGAGAGTAACTATCGTCAATTAATTGCTAATTTTTACTTTGTGTATCAGACTATGGAGTCTGAGATGGAAAGGCTTAAAGATGATCCATATGTTGGACCTATTAGATTAAACGGTTTGGCAAGAAAGGATGCGTTAGTTGCGGATTGTAAGTATTTTTGGGGTGATAATTGGGAAGAGCAAATATCACCCACGGAAGCGACTCAACAGTATGTAAATCGCATTAAAGAAGTAGCAAACGACAATCCTAAACTACTAATAGCACATCATTATACAAGATACATGGGAGATCTGTCTGGTGGTGTTATTCTTGGTGGTATTGCTAAAAATGCTCTAGGTCTACTTGATAGAGGTCTAGACTTCTATGAATTCCCTGAGATTCTTGATAAGAAGATGTTTAAGCAATCATATCGTAGTGTTTTGGATAATATGATTGATGTTGACCAAGGAGATGTTAATGCTATAGTAGTAGAAGCAAATTATGCATTTAGGTTGAATATGTACATGTTTGAGGAGATACAGGGTGAAGCGAGTGTATCATTCAGGAAATTAGTTCTTAGTGCTATTAAAGGGTTTATTGAAGAGATGACATACGCTAAAAGGTATCGTTGATGCCTGATGTAAATCCAGCTCATGTAAGTGATAGGTTTATCATCAATAATGATGATGTAATCCAAAATCTATACCCAACACCCATCTATTCCGCTAAGGTGAGTAATTTTGATGATATTCAAGAGGAAATGTTCGGTGCTTTGAAAAAGACTGAATTTGAAATGAATCCTTGTTGGTCTAGTCATTATTTGTCTGATATATTCTTTAAATTGAATGTAGTCAAAGAACATCAAATGGATGTATTTGTTCAAGAACTATCTAAACATATCGTAAACTATTGTCAATATTTGAATTATAATGGAAATTGTTCCGTTGCAGAATCTTGGTTTTCATTATTTAAAAAAGGTAATTACGGACATATACATCATCATGGAGCTACAGATATATCGGGTGTTTATTATATTAAGACCAATGGAGAGGATGGAAATCTATTCTTTGAAACTCCAAACCCCCATTTAGGTACATCTAAGATATTTTCCAATTTAACCCCTCGTCATGAGTATAAACCCGAAGAAGGGAACATAATGTTATTTCCTGGATGGTTGATGCATGGTATTCAGACTAATACAACTGATAATGAAAGAATAAGTCTCTCATTTAATATTTCTTTTGAAAGGACTGTTATCCACGATAAATAACAATAGGGTATCTCCTATTGTTAAAGATAATGGCACTAAAACCGATTAGTAGTAAAGATCTAGCACAATCTAGGTCATTTAATGATATTGGTATGGCTTTCGGTAAGAATCCATTCACTGATGACATATCTGTTGTCAAGAATGATAATGCTATAAAACAGTCTATCAGAAATCTGGTAATGACTGCACCAGGTGAAAAATTATTTCAACCTACTATAGGTTGTCAAGTATATGCTATGCTATTTGAACCTTTAGATGCATTTAGTGTAGACGCAATTAAGAGTGAGATAATAAATACCATTAACCAACATGAGAGTAGAGTACAACTTAGAGATGTTAATGCTGTTCCGTTTAAAGGAAATAATAAACTGTCAGTAACGATATCATACCAAGTAGTAGGCATACCTATTGTTGAAGAAGTTAAATTTGTTTTACAAAGAGCTGGATAATGCAACCGAATAATCTGACAGCATTAGATTTTGATGATATTAAATCATCTATCAAAACTTATTTGAGAACTCGAAATGAGTTTTCTGATTATGATTTTGAAGGGTCAGGATTGTCCTATCTTATCGATACTTTAGCATATAACACTTATTATAGTGCATTCAATGCTAATATGTCCATGAATGAGGCATTTCTTCCTTCTGCGACATTGCGAGATAACATTGTTAATGTTGCAAAGCTTTTAAATTATGTCCCAAGGTCAATTACATGCTCTAAGGCATGTTTGAAATTGCATGTTCAAACCTCCCAGACAAATGGTGCTTATCCTAGTAGTATAACGCTCTCTAAGGGGCCTGTAGCTAGTGGGGGTAACTTTATATGGAATATCCTTTCCGACACTACTGTAGAGGTTAATACGACCTCTGGTATTGCTGAATTTGATAATCTTATGATTAATGAAGGAACTATTGTAGACTTTGAGTATATTGTGAGTACTTTTAAGAATCAAAATTACATAGTTCCTGCTGAAGATGCAGATATAAACACTCTAGTAGTAACCGTTAAACCAAACGAAGCATCTACTACATCAGATCTGTATAACTTAGTTGATACTGTTACTAATTTGACTGCTGCAACTAGGGTTTACTTTATTTCTGAAGGAGAAGATCAAAGATATGAGATAAGGTTTGGTGACGATAGTGTTGGTAGAAAACTTAAGGATGGTGAAATTATCGGTCTAGAGTATTTGGTTACTTCTGGTTCTGAAGCAAATGAAGTTCAAAAGTTTACTTTTATCGGAGAACTAACTGATAGTCTTGGAATTAAACCACCAAACGGAAATGTTACTCTAGCAACAAAAGAAAAATCACAACAGGGGTCTGCCTCCGAGTCTGTAGAGTCTATCAAGTATATGGCTCCCAGATACTATTCTTCCCAATATAGAGCAGTTACAGCACAGGATTATGCTGTAATTACTAAGAAGATCTATTCTAATGCAGATTCAGTTATTGCATATGGTGGTGATTCATTAAACCCTCCAATCTACGGCAAGGTTTATATTGCTATTAAAACTAAGACAGGTTCTTCCCTGAATGATGCTACTAAGAAAAGTATTGCTGCAGATCTTAGAAGTTATGCAATGGCATCTATTGACCCTGTAGTTATTGACCCAGACCAACTTTACATCTATCCTAAAGTATTTGCTTTATATGATACTGGGGTAACTAGTAATACTTCCGAAATTAAGACCAATATACAGACTTCTGTTAATGATTGGGCAACTCAAACTCAAATTAATAACTTTAACTCAACATTTAGGAATCAGCAGTTCCAGAAAGCAATTACCTTATCTAATAAGGCAATTAGTGATGTTTCTGTACAAACTTCACTTTTGAAGTATATCAAACCTCAAACCAATCAAACTAATACTTATTGCATATCAACAGGTTCAACCTTATATGATAGTGCTCCAAGTAACGTTGATACCGACACTACTGGTTGTAAAAAAGAACCAGTGATACTATCTGGTAACTTTAGAACAGCAGATAGACCTGGTGTTGATCAACAATTTGAAGATGATGGTTTTGGTAAGTTAAGAACCTTCTATAACACTGGAAATAAGAAGGTATATACCAATACTTCCGCAGGTTCTATAAATTATGAGACTGGTGATATTTGTATAGGACCGATTAATATAGTAGGAGCTGGAGATAATGTTCCATCATCTACTAATTTAAATCTTTCGGATGCTATTACTGGCACAGGTAGTGTAATCGACACTACACTATTACCAACAGATTTGCAGTTACCAACTCTGTTTATACCCTCTAACAGTTCTACTATTCCAGCATCTACTCCTGGAACAATAATTAATGTTATAAATCCTGAAGTCACAGTAAGTCCAGTTGGTACAACACCACCTCCTACTGTACCTCTAAATAGTTTGACACCAAAGGTCTTTAACCAAGCACCAACCTTAGTTGAAGTATCGACAATAGGTAATACAGGTTCTCTCACTTCTAGTTGTTTCTAACTTAGATGGCAAATATCAATAAAGTATCCCAGTCAGTCAAGTCACTGACTCCAGCGTTTATCGAGGATGAGTATCCTCTCTTTAATAAATTCATTGAATTTTATTATAGATCTCAGGAAAAAACTGGTCTAGGACAAAATATTTTAAATAATTTCCTTCAATATCTAGATATTGATAAACTGGATATAGGAATACTTGATGGTGCATCGAAGCTAGTAGAACCTCTTGGATTGACTGATGATACGATAGTAGTAGAGACTGTAGACCCATTTTTAGAGAGCGATGGATCTATATTGATTGGTGATGAAGTAATTTACTATGAATCCATAAGCCATTCACCCCATATTGCTTTAAGTCCAGGTATTTCATACGAACAGGTTAAATTAAAGTGGTTGGGTCTTGCAAATCCTATAACATTATTTGATGGATCTCGTACAAGTTTTCCGTTAACTTCTCAGAATAATCCTGTAGCTCCACCTTCTGCACAACATTTAATTGTGCAGTCTTATGGTGAAGTTTTAGTTCCTAATATCGATTATACTGTAGATGGTACTGATGTAATCTTTACATCTGCCCCTAGAACAAAACTCGATGCTGATGGTGCAGATTTAACCTTTATTACATACTTGAGTGGTTTTGTTGAGAGTAATATTGTTCCAATTGATAATATATCAAATAGTTTTGGTGAAGGTAAGCGTCAATTCACTATAACAAGAGATGGTGTTCCATACGAACCTGTTATAGATGAGTATATTTTAGCAGTATACGATAACGAGCTTCTTATCCCATGTGATGATTTCTTCCTTGATGGAGACCAGTTTATATTTAAGAATGCACCTCTAAATGGTAGATTCTTATCTCTTTACTCAGTTGAAGCTCCAGTTCCATCTTTCGGTTCAGGTGCTATAGGATATGCACGTGTTAATGGTCTAGGAAGAGTAAATGGGATATCTATAACCAATAACGGTAAAGATTATAGGTTTGAATATCCACCAAAAGTTTCTATCGGACAAGATAGGATAACAACTGGTACTGGTGCTGCTGCTACAGCATTAGTTAATGGTACTAAGAGTGTATCTCTTCTTGATGGAGGATATGGATATAGTGATACAAACCCACCCATAGTTACTGTACAAGCACCTACAAAACCAGGTTCTACAACAGCAAAGATAAAGGCAACTGTTACAAATGGTGCTGTAAGTGACTTAGAAATACTTAATTCTGGTAGTGGGTATACATTCACACCTAGACTTACTTTTACCCAGCCTGGAGGCGGTCAAATTGCTCCTCCAACGATATCTAATGGTTCTATTAGTGGTGGTATTACTGTAAGTAATGGTGGTATTGGATATACAACTGTTCCTATCATCTATATTGATGAACCTACTGAAGAAGATGGTATTAGAGCATCATTACAGGCAGTTCTAACTGATGGTGTGCTTACTAGTGTAAATGTATTAAATGCTGGTCAAGGATATACTGGAACTCCTAGAGTTGCTGTTATAGATCCAACAGGAGCACAGATCCTTCAAACACAAGTTGATGGTGATGGAAGAGTAACTAATATTGAACTTTTGAGTGGTGGTAGTGGATATCAAGATGTTCCGTCTGTTTATATTGTTGACGAAAGACTAGATGGTCAAGGAAATTATGCTGGTGGTACTAATGCTACTGCTGTTGCATCTATTTTCAATGGTCAGATTATTGATATTAATATAACTAATTTTGGTTCTGGGTATAGTGCAACTGAACCTCCAACTATCTTTATTCAACAACCACCTTCGGCAGAAGCTTCTGCTACAGTTGGACTTAATGAAGTTACTGGATTTACAGTAAATCAGGAAGGTGCTGGATATAGTAAAGCAAAACTTGTAGGATGTGCTAGAGCAGCAAGTGGAATTAAAGAATATTCAGAAGATGGTAATGCAGTATTCTCAGGAGATACTGTAGCTGCTGCAGCTTCTACAAATACTACTGTTAAATGTTTAGATGCTCTATTCATTAAAAGATTACTCGATAAGTATACAGAACAGTTCTTACCTGATGTACCTAGTCTAGATTATACTCAAATAGACGTTAGAACTTCAATTAAGACTATTAAGGACTTTTATTCATCTAAAGGTACTTCTTATAGTATTGCATACCTCTTTAAGTTACTATATGGTGAAACCGTAAGTATTTCATATCCAAAAGACCAAATAATTAAGCCTTCTGCTGCTACTTGGTCTATTGATACAATTCTTCGGGCAACTTTAGTTAGTGGTGATTCTCGTAATATAAAAGATGCTTTATTAATACAAGATAGGGATATAGCAGATAGTAATGTTCAAGATGCAAGTGCTCTTGTTGAGAACTTTATTTCAATTAAAACTTCAGAACAGACAATATACGAATTGGTTCTTTCCGAAGAAACTATTAATGGTACATTTACAGTTCCATATAAGACTAAACTTGCAGAACCATTGAATTTAACTGATGGTATTATAACAGTTGACTCTACAATTGGTTGGCCTGAAAGAAACGGTGAATTTATAATTGGTACTGGTACTGGATCTGAATTGGTACAGTATAAAGAAAAATCACTTAACCAGTTTATTGAATGTACTCGTTCAGTTAATGGTGTTGAAGAAGATTGGGATTCTGCTACTGAAGTAACATCTAATTTCAGAGTATATCTCAATAAGGGTACAATTCAAGAAGTTGTGATGAATATTGTTGGTATTGTTGATGCTCAACAAACAACATTAACAGATACTGGTTCTTATTACTTACCTGGAGACAAATTAACAGTTTCTAAGCTCGGTGGTACTGGTAGTGGACCAGATCTGACTACTTGGTTGTATAACGTTAAAAAATTAATCGATGTTTCAACTGTAACTTACGGTGGTGTTAATAATCAGTCTGCTACTATAACTTGTGTCAATCCTCATGGTTTATTAGTTGGAGACCAAGTTACCATTTATGGTGCTAACCCAATCATCTATAACGGAACGTTCTTAGTCACTTCTAGGGACAGCGACGTTATTTTCCAGTATAATCTACCTCAACCTGCTACTGTTATACCACAAGGTAATATTCTAGTATCTGTTGACCTTAACAAAGGTAAATCTATTAATTCTGCTGTTAATAATGCAGTTAGTCCTTATACTACAAACATACAAAACTCATTCTTTAATGATGATTATGTTTATGTTGCCTCTACAGGTATTCCTAACTATGAAATTGGACCTTTCCCAGGTTCTGCTCTTCTTCCAGGCAACCAACGTAAATTAAATAGGTTCCCTAAAATACCTACTACTATTTCAACTAAGAATGCTATTACTTCAGGTCCGATAGGTACTTGGGTTAATGGTGTATCAATTTGGTCTTATAAGTCAACTGAAGCAAAAACTTTTGGTGCTGTAACCGATGTTAGTATCACTAATGCTGGTTCTGGGTATGATGCTGCATCTCCTCCTGCGATTACTATGACAGGTGGTGGTGGAGAAGGTGCAACTGCTAGTGTTATAGTTAATGGTTCTCTTAGTGAAATTACTGTAACTGCTGGTGGTTCTGGATTCACTTCTTCCCCATTAGTATCAATCGTCGGAGGAGGCGGTTCTGGTGCTGCTGCAACTGCTATTATAACCAAAGGGTCAGTTTCACGTATTCTAATCAACTCAGGTGGTTCTGGATATACTTCACAACCACTTATTACTATTGTTGGTGGAGAAGGTGCTGGTGCTGCTGGTACTGCATCTGTTCGTGGACCTATTCAGTCAATTGGTATTAATAATGGTGGTGTAGAATATACTTCTAGTCCTACAGTAACATTAAGTTCTGGTAGAGGTGCTGTTGCACAAGCCATTGTTAATGATGGTAGAATTATATCTATTGCTATCATTTCTGCTGGATCTGGATATACTACTGCACCTGAAGTATCTATTCAGGGTGTTGGATTTGGTGCGATTGCAAGAGCAACTATTGATACAGATGGTGAAAATGCTGGAAGAGTAACCAATATTGAGATTGTAAACAAAGGTATTAACTACGTTCAAGGTACTACCATTATCAATTTGACTTCTGTTGGTCAAAATGCTACCTTTACTGCAAATGTATTCCAATGGAACTACAACCTTCAAGCAACTTCACAGTTTGACACTGCTAAGGGTTCTGTATTTACTGGTTATAATAATGAGTATGGTGGTGAATATGCTCACCTATCAAACCCACAAAAAATGAGATACATTCTTGGTGATAACCTTTATGAAGAAATTGGCACAGGAAATATTCTTGAGCAAGAAGAGCAGTTAAATCACTCTCCAATTATCGGTTGGGCATTTGATGGTAACCCAATTTATGGTCCTTATGGATACAATGATCCTACTGACCAAAGTTCTGCTACTGTTAGACTTAGAACTTCATACAAATTGAAGGATGAATTAGTATATGATGATACAACTAACCCCAATCCAAATAGAACTGCTGGTCCTTTATTAACAGAAGAACCTTCTGGTAATTTTGTGGAAGACTATGAGTATAGTTTTGGATTAGGTGACTTAGACCAGTATAATGGTCGTTTCTGTAAAACCCCCGATTTTCCTAATGGTAACTACTGCTACTTTGTTACTATTGATGCTACCGATGCAGGTGCTCCATTATTCCCATATGTTATAGGACCAAGTTTTAACTCTGTTGTTGATTCTTGGAATCTTAGTGCAAATGCAATTCAGCAGAATATACCAACTGGAGTTGTACGTTATAGAGACCCATATGAAAATGTTGATATTGATGTTGAAAGAACACCCAATGCTTCTACTGCTGCTTTAACAACTGAAGATGGAGAAATCTTGTTGTTTGAAGTGGAAGATGAAAATAGAGATGGTATTATAGGTGCAGAAGAGACTGCAGATCCTGATCAAATGTTTGAAGAGTCACCTTTACAGTTATTTGATTACTTCCCTAAAGTTAAATTTGACTCTAAAGTTGATATTGAAGTTGAGACAACAACTAAATTTGAAGATGCTTCTGTTACTGGATTTACTGTTGAGAACACAGGTAAGAATTATCAGGTAGATGATAGATTAATATTTGATAATACTGATACTGATGGATCTGGTGTATCTGCTCGTATTTCAAAAATTAAGGGTGAAAGTGTTGCTGCATATAGTTTCGAGAATATTAGTGGTGCTAACTACGGTGTTTTACAAACAGCAGATCCTCATAATCTAGTTGCTAGTGACGTTGTTTATATAGATTATACTCCTATAATGCAGAACACAAACAAAACGTTTGTAGTTCGTCAATATAAAGGTATAGAAGAGATTGTTATTGATCAAAGAGGTTCTGGATATAATACAGATATTCCACCAACTATTACAATTGATGGTGATGGTAGTGCTGGAAAATTAGAAGCAGTTGTATCAACTGTTGGTGCAATTGATACGGTTAATATTTTAAATTCTGGTTCTGGATATACATCAAATCCTCGTGTTATATTATCTCATCCACAGGTCTTTAAGAAAGCAGATTATTATCTTTCTAAAATCGAAAATCAAAATTATGTTAAGATTAATGATTCTTATGTTAGTGATAATAAAGAGATCTTTATTTGTGGTAAAACAAAGGATGCTGTTGGAAATACAGTAGGTTTTGTTTCTAAGTTATCTGCTACAGGTGTTAAAGAGTGGGAGAATACTTTAGAGAGTACTGATGGACAATTCTATACAGAGTTTCAAAAACTTTATGTAGATGGTCTTGATGTTTGGGTAGTTGGTAATAATCAACCAAATAGCACTTTACTTAATGATTATAATCCAGATGTTATACTCGCTAAGTATACTCAGGCAGAAAATGGATTGAGTGCTGGATTACAGTTCCAGAAAGGTTATGCTGGTATCTCTGGTGCTACTCGTGCTGACTATGTGTCTTCAATTCAGAAGTGGAGTGATACTCGTTTCATTATCGGTGGTTATACTAATACAAACTCCAGTAATCCATATGATGCATTCTTAGCATCTATTGATAGTACTGGTAATTTTGCTATTAAGAGAAAGCTTGTATCTACTAGTAAGTCTGAAAAGATTGTAGATATGAAGGTCATAACGACCACTGCTGGTGTTACAGAATTATACTTCTTAATGGAAGTAGGATTAAATCAATCTACTACAGATGTCAATATGGCATTTGGTAAAGCGACTTTAACTACTAGTGCAATTAACATAGACTTTATTAAAGAGTACAGCACATCTGTATATTCATTAGTTGATGGTAGTCTTGTATTTGATGAATTTAATGAGTGCTATATTTCTGCTACATTAAGACTTAAGTCTGATCCTGCACAGAAAGACAGTTTCTGGGTTGGTAAAGTTAATACATCTGGTACTATACTTTGGAATTATCGTTATGTTGCTCCTGGTAGAGATATCACTATGGCAGATAGGAGTTCTATTGATATATTTGGAGATCTAAACCTTGCATTTAGTAGACATAATACTACAACTGGTGTTAAGACTGTAGATTCAGTTAAAATTGGATATGATGGTAAGATTAAAAATCATAGTACCAACGAATTTAATCAGAAACGTGTTGAAGGTATAACTGTTCATGCATGTAATACTGATAATTCTGGTGATATTTACCTTTCTGGTCAAACTCAATGGAATAGAAATGAGTTTATCTTTGATTTTGCTGCTAATGAGCAAACAGATTTAACAGGTCACTATACTTTAACTTCAGTTGGAGGAAGTAATGCCGTAACTTATGCTGATAATATGGCAAAGATCTATGGTTATCAACCAGCTGGGTCTAGTTCTACATGGGAAAATTCATATCTTAAAGTTTCTGGAACTGATTTAGCTACTACATTAGCAAATGATTGGACTTTAGAGTTCTTTATTTACAAATCTGCGTCAGCATCTCAGACACTATCTCAAGGAGCTCAAACTCTAATGGGTATTGGTGGTGCTCAAGATGCTACTGGTGGATTATGGTTAGGTTATGATAATAGTACTGGTGAATTACAGATGGTTGTTACTAATAATACAACTGCATTAAATGCTGGATCTGGTATATCTTCATCACAGACAACAATGTATGCTGATAATTCTTGGCAGACTATTGCTGTAAGGAAAGAAGGTAATATATTTAAGGTATTTGTTAATGCTATAGAAGTTATTACTGGTACATTGGCAAATACTGCTCTTGGTGCCAAGGACTTGTATTTTGGTAACCAAATTGGTTTCGGATCTGGAGCATCAGACTTTAGTCAATCTAAGCAAGGACAATTCTTTATTGATAATATTAGACTAAGAAATAGATCTGTTACACCAACTGTACCTTCTGATATATCAAGTTTACCACCCGTAGCATCATTTGCATTTGCATTTGCTTGGACAGATACTGCTTGGTTTACTAATAATTTAACTAAGTATGATTATATTGACTATAATGGATGGAATTTAAAAGTAGATAAGAATGCTGATGCTACTAGATTAGGTGATAAAGGTTTACAAACAAATACTCAGTTAGGATTTGTTAGAACTGAAGTAACTCCTCTTACTGGTTCTTCATTGGTAATTGGAGAAGCTGATTTTGCATTGGGTGATGCAGGTCTACAAACTCTAGACTTTGATGATGCTACTATAACAATGACTCCTGGTACAGAGACATTAACTTATACTAATGATATTTGGAGTTCTAGAACAGCAACTGTTCCTTCTCCAGGTTCTCAAAAGTTACAAGTATCTGCTGTAGTTAAGGATAGGTACTTCTTTAAGGTTACTAATACAATTAAGATTGATAACATCCAAGAATTAACTATAAATCAACCATTCATATTTACTACAGGATCTAAGTTAAGACTTAATAATCTTAGCACTGGTTCATTTATTAATAGTGGATATATCATCAAATCTGATATACCCAACAGAAAAATTTATATTGCTGTTCAGAATAATACTTGGAGTGATGATCTAAACAATGGTATCTTAGTTAGTGAGCAATTTGATGAGCAAGATACTTATGGAATAGTTGGTCCTGTTCCAAATGATACTAATGAAATGAAGGCGTATACCTTCGCACAGGTTGATAATACAACTCCTGGAACATTTGACATTGATATGTCCACTTATGATGCTCCTGCTAATATAGGTGGCACTAATAACTTGGATGACTTTGCTAGATTTAAACCATTTAATGTAGGTGACTATTCAGTTAGAATTGATGAAATTGGTGGTAGTTCATCTTTCATTGTTGGATCTGTAGTTTCACTCACATCTAATGATATATCTTTCAATGCCAATTACAACACATGTCAGATAACAAATTTAGTAGGTGTTACTAAGATTACCTTGATTTCTAATCTAGAGAGAATACTTCAAGTAACTGCTGTTAATAATAGTGATGAGGTCTATGTAATTACAGGAACAAGTCATTATTTAAGTCCTGGAGAAATCGTTTATGTTGATGGTAATCCATCACAGACAAATGGTGGTCTTGTTTATGATGAGTATGATGGTGCATTTGCAATTGATACTGTAGTAAGTCCACTTGAATTTACTTACAAGTTACCACAAACTGCTATAACTGCTCCTGCAACTAATGCTTCTACTGTTGGCATATTTGTTAAATCTCCAACCTTAAAGATGTACTATGGACACCAGTATATCTTTGATTTGGGACACTCTACATTAGAAGGTGGTAACTTATCATTTGCTAAGGATAATCTTTATAAGTTGGAATATTCATTCAACTCTATTGAAAGAATTGGAACTCCTGGTTTAACTGGTCAAGGACAACCAAGTCCATCAGTTAAGTTAAAAGTTGATAATGATATAGTTACTAATATTTCTTATTACTTCGATCCTTCTAGAACTGGTAGTGATTCTCCTGTAATTTCTGATAGTTATCTTGATGTAACAGATTCACCTTATACTGGTACATTTACAATTAGTAGTACTTCTGGTCAAACAATTACCCGTGGTGCTGATGTATTTAAATTCCCATTATTGAATGAACCAGAAGGTGTTGGTGATATTTCACGAACATCATATACTACAAGTTCATTAAAAGCAGTTGGTGCTATTGGTGATATTCGTATCATTAATCCAGGTGGTTTCTATACTAAGTTACCTATTGTTACTGGTATTGGGTCCACAAGAAAAATTGAAAGAGTTCAGATTACTGAACCAGGAACTGAATATGCAGTTGGTACATACAATGGAGTACCTATTGGTGGTGATGGTGAAGGTGGATTTGTTCAAATTACAGTTGCTGATGGACAGGATGATGAAGGAATAACAATTCCAGGTCAGATTCAACAAGTTTTAGTTACATCTCCAGGTAAAGGATATACATCTGCAACAATTGATGTTGAGGGTGTTAGTGGTATTCTTGGTTCTGGATTGACTGGATCTGGTGCAGATTTAGTAGTTGTTATACCACCTTTCGGTACTGAAGCATCTATCTTCACTAAGGGTGATAAGGTTGGTAAGATTAAGAAACTTAAAAATAATAACTTTGGTTATGATTATCCTCATGACTATACTTTACGTCCTGAGATTACATTCCCACTTAATGCTCAGTTAACTTCTACAAGTATTCTTGAAAGTATCACCGTTACGAATCCAGGTTCTGGATATTCTCTAGCACCCACTGTTGTAATTACAGGTGGTGGTGGATCTGGTGCGACTGCTGAAGCTACTATTAAGAATGGTCGTTTGGATGTTATTGAAGTTAAAGACCCAGGTGCTGGATATTCTTCTACACCTGCAGTAAGTCTTAGATCTTCATTCAACTATGTTGTTAACCTTGACTTAGGTTTATTACAGTTTGCTTATCCACATGGTATTGTTAGTGGTTCTGAAATTAGTGTTGCTGTAACTGATACTGGAGATGGTGCAGACTATCCTCTAGCTGCTGGTGCAACAGGTCGTCTTAATCCAAATACCACATACTATGCTATTTCTGGTGCAGCAAATTCTTTAGAAGATGACCAATTAAAGATTGCTATTACTCCACAGAACGCAGAATTGGGTGATGCATTATCATTTGTTAACGCTGGTGATGGTCGTCAAAGTATCTTGACTGAATCATTTGGTGGTGCTGCTACTGCAAACGTTGTCACTTCTACTTTCCTTGAAGGTGAACTTGTATATCAAGGTGACTCTTTAGAAACAGCAACAGCACAAGGATATGTTTCAATTAACTTTGGTTGGCAGATTGGACCTAGAATTCTTAAGATTGTTGACTATACTGGTGAATTTGCAGAACTTCAAAAAATAACTGGTGTTATATCCAAGTCTTCTGGTACTATTAGCGACCTTAAGTTTGCTCGTGGTGTTCTAGATATTGGTTCTATCACTAAGACAACAGGTCAGTTTATTGATGATGTTGGTAAACCATCCGAAATTATTCAAAAGATTCAAGACTCTTACTACTATCAGGACTTCTCTTATGCTGTTAAGTCTGCTGTTTCTATTAGTGAGTGGAAAGAGATTCTAATTAGAAACGTTCACCCTGCATCATTTAAGGTGTTTGGTGAGTTGAACTTGAATGAGTATGGACAAATTCCTAATAAGGATACATTCTTTGAACTCACTAAGTCTGTAGAACTTGCACAAGAAGCAATCGTTCCAAATATTCAGAATTTTGCTCTAGTTGAACCAATTTATACTGAGTTTAATAATACAGAAGTACTATTCAGACAGAAGAGATTAACATCTTCCGAGAATATTCTAACTTCTGTTGTACAAAGAGTTGATGATATATCAGAACAGTTTGATGGTATTAAGACTTCGTTCCCATTAACAGTTAATGGTGGTACTGTAGTTGCTAATGCCAATCAGTTAATGGTTGTTTTAAACGGTGTTGTACAGAACCCAGAGACTGCATTTACAATTCAACAAGACTCTATTGTATTCAGTGAGCCTCCAAAACCACCAGCAAGTGTTAAATATGCTTCTGTTACCATAGCACCTATCCAAGGATATGAGATGGTATTTAATAATGCTAGTGGAATTTATCCTGGTCTTAATAATGTAATTAAAGGTAGTTCATCTGATGCTAGATTTACAGTATTGAAAGTAGTTGGTACAGTAGTTACTGGTTTTATAACTGATGGTAGTTTTGTACTTGGTGAATTATGTAACGTTGTAGCAACAGGATTTGCTGGAAACTTAGCATCTATAACTCCAGTAGGAAGTATTGGATTGTTTACTTTCGGTGAAAATATAACAAACTTAGAAGGTAATACTGCAAAAATTGAATCAGTTAACTTAGAAACTGGGCAAGAGATGCCTATTGCTAAGTTGAGATATTCTATCGGTCCTTCAACAACTGTATTTGAAGTTATTGATCCAACTGCATCAACTAACCAACCAGTACCTACAGGTACTTTTACACCAAATATTAACTATCAGGTAGGATCTGAAATCTTTACTCTTATAAGCACTGTAGATAATGCAGAATCAACATCACTTACAGTTGTAAGAAATGTTCTTGGTACAACTGCTCAGAATCAGCAAGACAATACTCCACTTTATAGTACTAAGATTGAGGTTACTGATCAACTAACTTTAAGTAAGACTGCAGGTACATATACATCCTCTCCTGGATTATTTGATATTCAGTTAAATGATGTTATCTATGGAGCACAGTCTGGGGTTATTGCACAGATTACTGCAACATCTGCTTATCAAGATCCTGTAACTCAGGAGTTTATTGGGCAAGTTGATATCTCTCCTGGTTCTTCATTCTTTGGGTTACTATTCAATAGGATTACATCTCAGACTTATCCAAACGTTGTTCTAGATGATATTGCATCATCTGCAGTAAGTATAGTTGACTTTACTGATAATACAACTGGATATAATGGTAACTTCCCATCTAATGAACAGATTAATAATTACATTATTCCATTCAATAATCTAACTGGAACATTACAACTTAATGAAGAAATCCGTAATTATAAGATTGATTATGGTAATAACACTAATGAGTTTGTAACTGGTGAAGATGGTAAAGTTAGAAAGATGTCTTTCTATGATAGAGAAGGAACTGGATTCTTTAGTTCTGGTCAAATTATAAGATCTAGAGATACTAAAGCAGAAGTTATTGGATTTAACCAAGCACGTAATACAGTATATCTTGGTAAGATTGGTAGAACTAAGTCTAATGGTGAAGACTATTTTGATTTCGATTTTGCTGGTAGTGCTCAGATTGATACTACACAGAAGAAGTATGGTAATGCTTCATTACAATTAACTGCTGGAACAACAGATTATATTTTCTGCCAAACAACTAATGAGATTGCTTTTGGTACTGGTGACTTTACTTTTGAATTTTATATACGTCCTGATTCTTCTTCATTAAGTGGAACTATTGATATTTTTGACACAAGAGTATCAAGTGCTAATGAAGTTGCATTTAGAGTATATTGTGAAAGTGGACAAGTTCGTTGGAATGTTAATAATGCAGATCTTGTAACTTCTGTTGGAACAACTTTATCTGCTGATACATGGGCACACGTTGCTTATACTAGAACAGGTACAACTGGTAAGATGTATATTGATGGTGTTGAAGTTGGTACAGGAACTGATAATACAACATATGTTGCTAAACCACTCTTTATTGGTGTTGGTTATGCTTTCTCAACTGGATATATTGGTCATATTGATGAAGTAAGAATTTCTGATAATATTAGATATTCTACTGCATTCTCACCTTTAGCTGGTATATTCCAAGGTGATACTAATACTAAGATGTTACTTCACTTTGATGGTAAAGATGGTGAGCAATGGGTACAGGATTGGTCTGGTAGTGAGTCATTTACAAAGGGAGAATACTTTAATAATGATGCTATAATTTCTACTGTTCGTTATGTTGGAGATCACACATTTGTACCTGGCACTTCAAATGCTGCTCTTACATTCAATGATGGCACTATAAAGGATGTTACTGCTGCAACTTATGATGGTGAGACTGGTATCTTAGTCATGACTATTGGATCTCATAGTTTCACAACATCTAATACTGTAACGATTGGTGCTAATAAATTACCATTTACTTGCGATAAGGATAATAATGCAACTGAGCACAGATATCCTAGAACTTCAGATCCAGTACATAACACTGCTATAGCAATTACTTCAGTAACTGGTACAACGATTACAGTTAACGTTGGTAGAGCAGTTCAAAAAGGATTTGTTGGAAATACAAATAGGTATTATAATGCTGCTACATTGATTGAATCTAACCTAGAATTTATTGCTCATGAGGCAGTATATTTACTAGAACAAAAATTCCCAGATTTCACTGTCATTAATGGTAGTGCAAATTGTCAGGATGATGTTAAAGATATTTGTAAGTCTGTTGCATACGATTTACGTAATGGTAGTAATTCTAAGATTTGGGATGCTGCATCATACTATGTTGATAGAGTCGATGTAAACAATGTTAAACTACTTAACGTTGAACAAGAAATTGTAGAAACTGTTTGGACATACGGTAAATTAAATCAAATTTTAAGATATATCATAACCAATGATGCTTGGGATGTACAAGGTCATCATGGACATAAACAGAAATTTGATACCAGTATTACAGAATCTAGTGGTAGTGCTGCAACTAAGTTTACACCTACAGGAGCAGAATATAATGCTTCAACTGGTGAATTGAAGATATTAAAAGGATCACATGGTTTGTTTAGTAATACATCATTATCAATCTCAGGTGGTGGATATAACCCTGTTACTGGTATCCTTACATGTACAACTAGTGGTGCTCATAATCTTACATCAACTTCTAAACTTCAGATTGAAGACGAAGCTCTAACATTTACATGTTCTATGGACCAAAACAGGTCAGAGCATAAGTATCCAAGATCTTCTGACCATGCAAGTCAAGGTTGGTTAGATGTTACTGTTGTTGACTCAACAACATTCTCACTTGATGTTGGTAAAACACCAGATGTAATTTTTAACCCAACTGCTGCAACATATAGTGGTTCAACAGGTCTTCTTAAGATGACTATTGGTGAGCATAGATTGAGAGCTGGTACAAATATTAAGGTTGCTACAGGTAGTCTTCCATTCAGATGTACTATGGATGGACTACAAGATGTTAAGACATATCCAAGAGAAAATGATTTCATCTATCAGGATAGTGTACCTATTCTATATGAAGGAACTTCTCATACAGCAAATGCTGCATCATATACACCTGACTCAGGTCTATTAACAATTACCGTCTTTAATCATGGGTTTGCCTATGGTGATAAGGTTCGTATTGTTGATGAATCAATTACATTTGAGTGCTTGTTAGATAACAATATAACTCAACATAGATATCCACGTTCAACAGACCCATCTAGCGGTAGATTACATAAGATTGTTAATGTAACTACTAATACATTTGATGTAAATGTTGGTGTATCTCCTGACCTTTCATTACATACATTTAAGTCTGCAGATCCTAATGGTATTATTCATAAGGATAATACAATTACTTTAGATGTTGGTAAGACACATAATATTGCATATGATGTTTCTAGTGCAAACTATACTCCTGTAACTGGTTCATTAGTAATTACTTCTTCTGCTCCTGGTTCTCCTGGATTTGGTGGACATCCTAATTTAATGGTTGGTGATAGCATTAGACTTAGAGATGGAGCATTCCTCTTTTCATGTAATATGGACGGTCAATCAACTGACCACGCATATCCAAGATTAACTGACCCTGCTCGTGGTACTGCTGTTGACGTTATTGATATTTCTGAAGTTGATAAGACTGCATCTGATGCATCATATAACCCATTAACAGGTATGATGACCGTTACTATCGGTTCACAGTTAAATGCTCCAAGTACTAGAAATTGTACTGGTGCTGCTTATGACCCTGCTACTGGAATGTTAACCATTACATCATCTGCTCATCAGGTATACAATGGTAACCTTGTTCAACTTAATGATGGAGCATTCATATTCCGTTGTGGATTGGATGATGAGACAACAGACCACTACTACCCACGTTCAGGTGACCCTGCAAGAGACCAATGGTTACCTGCACAGAATAGAACTGCAAATACATTTGATTTGTTTATTGGTAAGTCCCAAGACCTTAGTGAGCATACATGTGTTGGTGTAACTTCTAACCCTTGTATGAAAGTTAGTGGTGAGATGGTTAGATTTGAAGAAGGTGCTATTACCTTTAGTTGTACTAAAGATGGTAATGCTACAAACCATGCATATCCTCGTAAGACTGACCCAGTGTTTAGAAGAGGATGGAGTGTTGTAGAAGCTTCTACTAGTACTACATTTGATGTATTTGTTGGTAGAACTGTATTTGGTGCTTATACACATACATTTGTTTCTGGAGTAACTAACGGTGTTAAGGTTCATAATAATGCCTTTACTGTTAATGTTGGTCCGAGTAAGTTCCACGGATATACTCCTTCTGCTGCTACCTATGATCCTGCTACGGGTATCATGGACTTGACTGTTGGTAATCATTGGATTAAAGATGCTACGAATCATACAGCAACTGATGTAAATTATATTGCAACAACTGGTGTAATGACAGTTACTATTCCTAATCATGGATTTGTAATTGGAGATAAGATTAAGGTTGCTGATAATGCATTATCTTTAACATGTTCATTAGACCAACACAGTAGCAATCATACCTATCCAAGATCTACCGACCCTCAGTCTGGAAAGTGGATGTTAATTTCTAACGTTACTGATAATACATTTGATGTTAACGTAGGAACTTCACCACAATTAGATTTCAATGTTTCTAATGCAACTTACGATGCTGTATCTGGAAACTTAGTAATTACAATTGGTACACATAGTTTAGAAGTTGGAACTAGCATAAGATTAAAAGATAATTCAATCACATTTGTTTGTGATTATGGTGGAGATGGATACAGTACTCAGAAGTCATATCCAAGATCATATGGTGCTAATACAACTGATAATGAAGACTATGCATATAATACTGCACTTAATATTACTGCTAAGGATGCAACAACCATTACTGTAAACGTTAACCAGTCACCAGGAACGGCAATTAGTCATTCTGGTACTCATAACTATCATTCATCTCTAACAGGTGCTGTAATTACTGGTGGTGATTACACTCACACATTTGTAAGTTGTGTTCAAAATGCAATTACAAGAGCTGGTGATTCTGTATACATTGAGCAAGATTCATTAACATTCCGTTGTGATCTTGATGGTCAAACAACAGATAAGACATATCCTCGTGCATCTGGTTCTAATGCTCCTGGTGGTGCTGACTATGCATACAACACTGCAACTGCTGTTCAAAATGTTGTAACTACTTCACATACTCCAACATTAGCAGGATATAATCCAACCACAGGTATGATGACCATAACTATGGCTAGTCATGGATTAACTGCTCCAACTACAAAGACTGCAGAAACTGGTACAGCATTTAATCCAGCAACAGGTGAATTGCAAATAACATCTACTGCTCATGGATTTGTAACTGGTGACATGGTTAAGATTGCTGATAATTCTTTAGTCTTTACTTGTGCTGAAGATGGTAATGCTACTAACCATTCATATCCAAGACCTAGTGACTTTGCTAGTGGAAGATTCTTCCCAATTCTTCGCACAAGTGCAAACAGTTTCAATTTGACTGTTGGAAGTGCATTTGGTGATCAACCTATTTCTAACAATACAACTCATGTATGGGTAGCAGCAACCGCTAACGGATTAATTAAGGCAAATGATAAAGTTAGATTGGATGAAAATGCAGTAACATTTACTTGTGCTAAAGATGGTGATGCTACTAACCATGCATATCCAAGACGTACAGACCCATCTTACTTTGAATGGTTACCATTAGATAACGTTCAGACAGATACGTTTGATGTCTTTATTGGTAAGTCTAGCGATACATCAACTCATACATTTGTATCATTTGTTGCAAATAGTATGAAGAGACCAACTGGTGTAATTACAGTTGATGTTGGTATATCTTCAAATACTTCAACTCATGCATTCCAGTCTGCTTCTGCAGATGCTATTAAGTGTGGTGGACAATACACTCACGTTTGGAAAGGTGGACTAACAGTAGATAAAGCATTTACTCTTGGTGGTGATTATACACACGAATTCGTTCCTGGTGGTGAGAAGTTCACTATAACTGCTGCTGCATTTACTCCTGGTACTGGTTCAATGACTGTAACAGTTCCTAATCATGGATTTGAAAATGGGGATATGGTTAAATTTGACGATGGTTCAATAACATTCCGTTGTTTACAAGATAACTATCAGACTGATCATACATATCCACGTTCTACTGACCCATCTAGCGGTACATATTTGCTAGTATCTAGTGTTACTAAAGATACCTTTGTTGTTAATGTCGGTACTTCTTCTAATACTACTACTCACCAATTCCAATCTGCGGTAGCAAATGGATTAACTCGTGCTGTAATTAGAACTGGTGGTGCTTATACACATACTCTTACAGGTGCTAAGGGTGGATGCTTTACAAAGAAAGGTAAAGCAATATCTATTGATGATCATGGATTGACCATGACATGTGAATATGATGATAGGGGTTCAAATCATAAGTATCCACGTACAACAGATCCTTCATCTAAGCAAGTATTACCAATTACTAAGTTTGATACAAACTCATTTACTGTTAACGTTGGTCCTACTTCATTCAATAAAAACTATAAACCATATAATCCAGATAGTGCAACATACGATCCAAGTACTGGCTTGATGCAAATAAATCTTCTTGCTCATGATATTACAACTGATGATTTTGTAACCATTGATAATGAGTCTCTTAGATTTACATGTACGATGGATAATAACCAATCCATCAAGTCTTATCCTAGACCTGGACATGATGTTCGTACTGCTGGTAAAGAAATGGCAGTTACTGCCACAGACGCTACCTCAATAACAGTTAATGTAGGAACGGCTGGAACTAACCAGACATTTACACCATCTGCTGCTACTTACGATGCATCAACAGGTGATATGACCTTAACAATTGGTCAACACGGAATGCGTAAAGGTTCTAGTATTGTTATACAGAATAATACTTTACAATTTACTTGTGATATGGATGGCAATACTGCTACTAAGACATATCCACGTGCAACAGATCCTTACGGTGCTGAGAAATCAATTCCTGTAACTGATGTATATTACAGTTCAGGTACTGCTAGTAACGCTGCATTTGTTCCTTCAACAGGTGTAATGACAATTACACTGACTGGTCATGGACTTAGTAATGGAGATTACATCCAACTTGTTGATGAGTCATTAACCTTTAGATGTAACTTAGATGGATATACAACAGACCATAAGTATCCAAGAGCAACTGACCCTGCAAGTGGAAGATGGTTAGCTATTTCAAATAAGACCAATGATACATTTGAAGTTAATGTAGGAATATCTTCAGACACTTCTACTCATGCTTTCTTAAGTTCTACAACTAATGGTGTTAGAGCACAGAATGGTATGATTAAAGTTAATGTTGGTAAGTCTCCTATTAAAGGATACAATCCTTCATTAGCAGCTGGTTCAACAACAGCATACAATCCTAACACTGGAGCATTAACCATTGATATTGGTGCTCATGAACTTAGTATAGGTGATGGTATTAAGATTGCTAAACAGGCATTTGGATTCATTTGTGCTCAAGATGGTGGTAGTACTATTCACTATTATCCTCGTACATCTGACTGGGGATATAATAAGTCCCATCCTATTACTGCTACAACTTCAACCTCTGTTACTATTGACGTATCTAATGGTGCTATTAGCAATACTACAGAACATGCTTTCTATACAGTATATGATAAGTATACACCAACTGGAATAACATATAGTGGTTGGACAGGAATAATGACTGTTACAACTAATGTTGTTCATAATATGGATGCAGGTGAGTATGTTAAGTTTGATGATAACTCATTAACCTTCACATGTACTAAGGATGGTAATGCAACTGAGCATAGATATCCACGTGCTACTGACCCTGTTTCTGGTAAGTGGTTGAAAGTTCTATCTACAGGATTGACATCATATACCTTCCAAGTTCAAGTTTTAGATATAACACCTTCTACCAACGTTACTACACATACATTCGTAACTGGTAAAACATATGCAACTAACTGTATTAAGAGAGCAGCAGTTGTAACTGGTGGTGATTATGTTCACACATATACTGGTAATGCTTCTAGCAATAACGTTATATACAGTCCTTCAAGTACTCATACATTCTCAAGTGCAGACCCTGGTGCAATTAAGAAGGTCTTAACAAAGCATTCATTTGTTTCTGCAGTAACTGATTGTGTTACTGTTATGGATTACAGTGTAGCGGATTGTGTAGATGTACAAGCAACTGTAGAAAACTTAATTGATATAGTTACTGATACTTTAGAATCTGCTAATGCAACATCACCTACAGACCATCTTGGTTTAATATCAAAATTAACTTCAGATCCAGAAAATGAATTCCTTGGAGGTCGTGTATATGCATTCTTGGAAGAAACATTCCCAATTTCACTACACAATGCAACAGATGATATTATCTACGCAACTCAAATTGGTGGTGATAATAAGTATAGATTCCAAGATGCTGCAGATCTAGTTGAAGCAAATGCTGGTCCTATTGTAGATAAAGCATCACATGATATGTTAACTTTATATCCAGATCTTCTTTTGGATATGCCTAGAAACGCTGATGGTAGTGGTAATGGTACTTTACAGTGTAAGACTGACTTAGCATTAATTCTTAGTGAGTTTATTAAAGACCTTAGACAAGGTGGTAACTTTAATACAGTTAACGTTGCTAAGAGATATCTTGGTGCTAATGATGTTATCTTACACATTCGCTTACAGTTATTCCAATCTGCATACGCTCATTTACGTCTTGCACATTACATGAAGCAAGCGGTAACTGGTAACTTAACTTATGAGAATACTGATAAAATTATAGTTGGTGATTGGGGTATTACACAATCAACTCCAATGCCATTTACTGCAACTGGAGCAGTATATAGTCCAACTTCAGGTAGTTTAGAAATCACAATTGGTTCTCATTCACTTATTGTTGGAAGATATATTCAGATAGAAAATAATTCATTAACATTCTCTTGTGACCCTGGAACTGGTACTGCAAATGGTACATATCCACGTCCTTCTGGTGTTGCTGGTACTCCTGATGGTAAAGATTATGCAAGTGGTAGAAACCTTAAGATCCTTGCAGTAACAGCAACTACAGTAACTGTTAACGTTAATAAGGAACCAGATTATCCTATTACTAACACTGCTGCTCATACGTTTGTCAGTGCAACTGCTAATGGAATAATAGCTCCTGGTGATTGTATTGATGTTCAAGAATCAATTGATAGTTTAGTAGAAATTGCTAACGATATTATTGCTCCTACAAATAGCGATTATGCAATCTCTGCTGATAGATTGTACTTCAACAGAAAGTCAATTGGTGATGAAATAACAACACTAGTAACTAATGAATTCCAATTCCAATTAGCAGAAGGTGGTCCTCTTTACAACGCATTCTTATATCCAGAACCAGGCGGTGTTTCAACATGTGCTCGTGACATAGGTCTTATTATGTTGGGTGTTATTTCTGACTTACAAACAGGTGGAAATAATAGTACTATTGCAGCAATGGAAAATTATCTATCCACTGCAATGCAAATTAACTTCGTCGAAGATGAGTTATTAGCAACAACATATGCTATTGAGCAGATGAAGTGGTTGGGTGAGCATGCAATTCTTAATAGATTATACACTAAAGATTCTAATGAGTCTCCTCCAGCATATAACTTCAACTACACTACTATAGCTGCATATAGAGATTCATTATTACCAATTGATATGAGTCCAGTTGTTACTAGGTTCAGGGAATTAGTAGATCTTGCACTCAATATGCTTGCTCCTGGTAAGTTGGCAATGAGAGGTGCTGCTAAGAACTTACTTTATAACCAGAGTTACTATAAAGAAGAGATTACAACTCTTGTAACACAGCAGTTTGGTGCTAGTGTTTGGGCATACGATGATTGGCTCAATACAATTGTTACTAACTTAGTACACGATTTAATTACAACTGATATTAGCGATACAACCATCGGACATAACATTAAAATTGAAAATGTTACGGGTGCCTTCCAAGTTGGTGAGATGATATTTAGTGAGAGAGCTGCTGGTGGTTCTGCTGTAGTTCTTGAATATAAGAGTGAAGGTAGTTTCTTAGTTGTTGGAAATTGGTATGGTACTCCTTGGGAAGCAAATGATAAAATAGAAGGAACACGCTCTGGTGTTGTAGCAAATGTTCAGGTAGGTGGAGTTGGTTATCCATATACTTGGATCAACAAACCAGCAAATGTTAGAACAATTGCGTTTGCTAAGAATATACAATCTAATATTCAAGGTCAAGTATCCGCACCTAACTTATTCACAAATCCAGAAGCAATTAGAAGTGATTGGATGCCTGGTTACATTGTTATTAGTGATGATTTTGCACAAGCACCAGATGGTACACAAACTGCAGAAAAATTAATTGCTTACCAAAGTAGTGGTTACCACTATACTAGCAGAAACTATAGTTTAACATCTTATGATACATGGGATGATGGAACTATCAAGTTTGACGATACCAACAATACGTTTGACGAAGGTGGAGCAGCTACCGATGACGATAATCAACAGTACACATTCTCAGTATTCTTTAAGGGAGATGAGTTCAATAAAGTTAGATTTGGTCTTGTTATGGATGCTGGTACAGTTGGTCAGCAAGATGTATTCTTTGATTTAGATCTTGCTTCAGGAACTGCTGGAACACTATTCCAACCTCAAGGTGGTATAAGTGGTGATGCTTATGGTTCAGTACCTTATGGTAATGGATGGTATAGAGCATATATCACAACAACAATATCATTCGGATTTAGTGAATTACGTGCTCAATTCTTAATGTATGATGCTACTAATTCTTTATCATACTTGGGTGATGGTGCAAGTGGTATGTATATGTGGGGTGCTAAATTATCTATTGGTACTATTGACCCATACACATCTCAACTTGGTGAAGTATTCTATGCAGACACTGAGTATAATGTTAAGACCTATGCGTTAAGTGCTTTAGAAACTTATACAAGTGAGGCAATAAGTGATACACTTACATCACCTTCACCTGCTGCAAGTTATATTAAGTACTTTGATTCTGCATCGGCATCAAACTATTCAAATAAAACAGTAACTAGATGTATCAGAAGTAACTTAGATATCCTAAAAGGACAACTAGGTTTAGATACATTCTACACTAATATCACTATTAATAATGGTATTACTGTACCTACTTACACATATGGAACTAGAAATCTACCAGTTGGTTTGGGTGGTGGATTAAATGATTCTGATTACTTATATGGACTTAACAGTGGTGCATATGCGGAATTAGAAAACATGACTGTCAATGAAGGTCAGATTGTTCAGATTTATAAGAGATTTAGATTTGATGCTGTGATAACAGATGGACCATTCTGGGTAGGTGAGACTATCAGAAAGGTATCTGATAATGCTGTAACAGGTACTGTTCATAGTATATGGGAAGATGAGAACTATAGATACGTGGATGTGATAGTTAATGCTGGTACATTTGCAGCTCTTGATGTAGTTGAGTCTGATAGAGCACAATTACCACCAACAGGACAAATTAGTGTAATTACAGATCGTATTCAAATTATAGACCTTAAGGGTACATTCAGTGCGTCAGTTCCATTCAAGGCATACACCAGTGGTGCTACTGCTACTCCAACATCATTCATACGCACAGAAGCTGCTGTACTTGATAATACAGGTGGTACTCTGACAGTTGATACTGAAACTTTACAAGGATCATTTGAAACAACTTCTGTTGTTTATCCAGAAGTTTCCAGACAATATATTGAAGTTAGTAAGTTTGATGGTTTTGATATATCAGTTGGTGATAGGAT